TAACCAAAAGAAAGAATATAAGTTTCAGGAAGTAGATAATGAGAAGCGTATCTTAATGGGTGCGTTACTTATTCCTAATAAGGCTATTTATCGTAAAGACAAAAACGATGAGTACTATATCTACTTTACTAAAAAGACCATTAGAAAGGCTTCAGAATTATTCCTACAAAAAGGAAACCAACACAATTCAACCTTTGAGCATTTATACAAAATAGAAGGACTTACTTTAGTTGAAAGTTGGATCGTAGAAGATAAGGAAAAAGACAAGTCTGCTTTATACGGAATGGATGTACCAGTTGGTACTTGGATGGGAAGCGTTAAGGTAGATAACGAAGAAGTATGGAATGACTACGTCAAGACTGGGGTAGTTAAAGGTTTTTCTATTGAAGGCTTCTTTGCTGAAAAAGAAAGGGAAGAAGAACTTAAGCAAGAAATAGAAGCAGGTCTTAAATTGTTAGAGATAAAACAGGCACTTATACGATATCAATTTGATACATATAACGATTACCCTAAAGCAGCAACAACTAATGCACAGAGGGCGTTAAAATGGGCAGAAAAGAACGGTTGGGGTAGTTGCGGTACGGCAGTAGGAAAACAAAGGGCAAATCAATTAGCTAAAGGCGAAAGAATTTCAAGGGAAACTATCGCAAGGATGGCAGGATTTAAAAGGCACGAACAAAATAAAAATACTCCATACGGAGAGGGTTGCGGAAAATTAATGTGGGATGCTTGGGGCGGTGATGAAGGTATTGCTTGGGCGCAAAAAAAACTAAAACAAATCGACAATGAGTAAGGCTTGTTATTGTAAAGACACTAATACTTATTCTATCGATTGTTGTGATGGTAGTTTATGGGCGCAGGGTATCGGTATTACAAGAGTATCTGTAACCACACAAAAAGACTATTTATTGCAAGAAGATAACTTTAAGATCCTTCAGGAGAATAACGACAAAATCATACTATAATGGCAGATTCTAAAATAAGTAATTTAAATGCGGTAACTACATTAGCTTCAAGCGATGTCGTGCCTATTGTAAATAATAGCGTAACTAAAAAAGCTACTGCTTCACAATTATCTTCTTATTCGCAATTAGGTTGGGCAAGATATGACGATAGTCAGTATACTTCCTCTAATAAACTTTCTTTAGTTGATGGTGTTCAAGTTACACTTCCTAATAACGCTAATACAATTACAAGAAGTCCAGAAGGATATGATTTCTTTAACGCAGTTACGCAAAAGATAACCGCAGAAAATGAAAATGATACTTATATGGTTACGGTTGTATTTAAGGCAAGTAGCTCTAATACTAACAATACCCATTTAGACTTTCAATTAGTAAACGGAGGTGTAACAGGGTACGAAAGAATCAATAAGTCTTTAAAATTTTATAAAGGAAATAACACAGAACAGAACTTTTACGAAGTTTTTCAGTTTTATGCAAATGCTGACTTTGTAGCGAATGGTGCTACTTTAAAAATAACCGCAGATGGTGGAACTGCAGAGGTGTGGGATATTATACTTTTTATCCAAAGAACACAAAGATACTTTTAAAAATGCAAAATTATTTTATCAATCGTTTAATTATTAAATAAGTATTTATGAAAACAACCGAAATGTTGAAGAAGATTCAAACAATTCTTAATACTCGTGTTGAACTTGAAGATCGCAAGTTAGATAATGGTACTGTTATTTCTGCTGATGAATTTGCAGAAGGGCAGCCAGTATTTATCGTTACTGAAGATGAGCGTATCCCTATGCCTATCGGTGAGTATATGATGGAAGATGGTTCAATGCTTGTAGTAGAAGAAGAAGGCGTTATTGGCGCAATCAAAGCACAAGAAGAAGAAGTTGAAGAGGTAGTAGAAGAAGAAGCTACTGTTGAAGAAGAAATGAGCGAAGTACAAGAGCCAAAGAAAGTGGTAGAAAGTACTGTCGTTGAAACACATTTTTCTGAAGAACAAAAAAGCGAACTTGTAGAAGCTATCCTTTCAAGTGTAAATCCTTTAATTGAGGAACTACAAAACAAGGTAAGTGAATTAGAAGCTAAACTTTCTATTGAAGTACAAGAGGAAGTTGTAGAAGAACCTAAACAGGAACTATCTAAAACTTTTAAGCACACACCTGAAGTAAAAAGCGAAAAGAAACAAATTAAGTTTTCGCAAAATCGTTCAATGACAACCTTTGATAGAGTATTATCAAAAATTTCAAATAAGTAATTAATTTAAACAAATAAAAAAATGGCAACAAGTGGAAGTGTAACTTCAATTACAACAACTTATGCAGGAGAATTTGCAGGTGATTATATCGCTGCTGCTCTTTTGTCTGGAAATACTATCTCTAACGGTGGTATTACTATTAAACCGAATGTTAAATACAAAGAAGTAGTTAAGAAACTTGCTTTAGATTCTATCGTAGCTAATGCAACTTGTGACTTTACAACTACTGAAGATGTGATCACTCTTACAGAGCGTATCTTACAACCAGAAGAATTCCAAGTGAATCTTGCTTTGTGTAAGAAAGATTTCCGTTCTGATTGGGAAGCAATGGAAATGGGTGTAGGTGCTTTTGACAACCTTCCTCCTTCTTTCTCTGATTACCTTATTTCTTATGTAGCTGCTAAAGTTGCAGAGAAAACAGAACAAACAATTTGGGGTGGTGTTAATGCAACCGCAGGTGAATTTGATGGATTCGTTACTTTAGCTACTGCTGATACTGATGTTATCGATGTAACTGGTACTACTGTTACTGCTGCTAACGTCATTGCTGAACTTGGAAAAGTTGTAGATGCTATTCCTTCTGCTCTTTACGGAAAAGAAGATCTTCACATCTATATCCCTCAAAATGTTGCTCGTGCTTATGTTCGTGCTTTAGGTGGATTTAGCGTTGCTGCTACTTCTAACAACGGTCTTGGTAATCAAGGAACAACTTGGTTTAACGGTCAAGATTTAACTTTTGATGGTGTTAAATTATTCGTAGCTAACGGACTTGCTTCAAACAAGATGATGGCTGCTGAAAAATCTAACCTATTCTTTGGAACTGGTCTACTTTCTGACCATAACGAAGTTAAATTGTTAGATATGGCTGACCTTGACGGATCGCAGAACGTTAGGCTAATTATGCGTTATACCGCAGGTGTTCAGTACGGAATTGGTTCTGATATCGTTCTTTACCAATCTTAATTAATTATTATTAATCTGTAGAAAGGGGTGGGCGCAACTGCCCACCCTTTTTTATTTAAAACATAAAACAAAATGGCGTGTACTTTAACAACTGGTCGTGAATTACCTTGTAAGGATTCAGTCGGTGGTATTAAAGCGGTTTATTTGGCTGATTTTGGCACTTTAGGTGCTTTAACAGTTGATGCAGGACAATTAACTGCAATCGCAGGAACACCAGACTTATTTAAATTCGATGTAAAGGGTAATTCAAGTCTTGAACAAGCAATAACAAGTAGTCGTGAAAACGGAACTACTTTTTATGAGCAAACCTTAAATCTTACTCTAACTAAATTAGACGTAGCAACACAACAAGAAATCGTAACTATTGCCAAAGCAAGACCACATATCTTTGTGCAAGACTACAACGATAACTATTTCTTAATTGGTGCTGCAAATGGTGCTGATGTTTCAGGTGGAACAATCGTAACTGGTGCTGCAATGGGTGACTTAAGCGGATTTACTTTAGTGTTCTCTGCTCAAGAAACGCTTCCTGCGTACTTTGTTACTTCAACTGTTGTAACTTCTAACGAAAGTGCTACTCAAATTGCACCGTAATTAGATTAAAAACAATCTAACTAAATTAAGCCATCTTTTATAGGTGGCTTTTTTTTTGTCCCTTACACAAAATTTAAAATTAAGTCGTTTTATAAGTATGAAGATTTTAACGACAAGCACTTCAGCGCAAACGCTTAAAATTATCCCCAGAGAATATCAATCTAATATAGATGTTATTTTAAGGGATAGCAGTACTAATGAATCAACGACTTATTCAGTTGCTACTTCTACAAGTGGTGATTATATGACTTTTGACTTAACTTTGTCGTTAGTAGAGAATAGATTTTACGATATGACTTGTAAGTTTGGTAGTGATGTGATTTACAAGGATAAGATTTTCTGCACAGATCAAGTAATAGCAAGTTATACGGTAAATAAAAATCAATACACTACCGAAAACACATATAATAACGATTATATCATATTATGAGTATAAAAATAGTTGAATTAGCATCTTATACTGCCCCAAAGATTTCTGAAAACAAGAAGGATGAATGGGTAAGCTATGGTGATGACAACAATTACTATCAGTATTTAATTGACCTTTATAATGCATCACCAACAAATAACGCTGCTATTAATGGAATCAGTCAAATGATATTTGGTAGAGGGTTAGATGCTACGGATTCAAACACCAAGTTGGAAGAATACGCAATGATGAAGTCTTTGTTTGCTGATGATTGCGTTAGAAAACTATCTTATGATCTAAAATTAATGGGGCAATGTGCTATGCAAGTAGTTTACGACAAGCCACATAAAAAAATTATAGAAGTTGCACACTTTCCAATCGAAACTTTAAGAACAGGAAAAGCAAACGAAGAAGGCGAAATAGATGCTTACTATTATTTTAACGATTGGACTAAAATAAAACCAAGTGATAAGCCTTTACGCTTTAGTGCTTTTGGTACTTCTAATGACGAAATAGAAATACTTTGCGTTAAACCATATAGAGCAGGATTTTATTACTATTCACCTGTGGACTATCAAGGAGGACTTCAATATGCAGAACTTGAAGAGGAGATAAGCAACTATCATTTAAACAATATTAAGAATGGTCTTGCACCTTCTATGCTTATTAATTTTTCAAATGGTGTTCCTGATGAAGAAACACAGGAGGTAATAGAAAGAAAGATTAAGCAGAAGTTTAGCGGTACAAGTAACGCAGGTAAGTTTATTCTTTCATTTTCTGATAATGTAGAATCACAAGCTAGTATAGAAACTGTTCAGCTATCGGATGCTCATAACCAGTATCAGTTTTTATCTGACGAGTCAATGCGTAAGATAATGGTAGCGCATAGGATTATTTCACCAATGTTATTAGGCATTAAAGATAACACAGGACTTGGAAATAATGCAGATGAGTTAAAGACTGCATCTATTTTGTTCGATAACACCGTTATTAAGCCGTTTCAAGAACTTTTACTAACTGCTTTCGATAAAGTACTATCTTTTAACAATGCTTCCTTAAATCTATATTTTAAGACCTTACAACCGCTTGAATTTGTAGACCTTGAAAACGCTTTAACAAAAGAACAAGTAGAAGAAGAAACAGGTCAAAAGTTAAGTTCAGATAAAGACACAGAAATAGCTAATGTCTTAATTGATATGGGTGAGGATTTAGGCGATGAATGGGAACTTATTGATGAAAGGGATGTAGACTATGAAACAGAAAAAGAACTTGACAAGGAAATAGAAAAACTAAATAATCCAAGCTTATTAAAAAAGGTTTGGAATTTTGTAAGTACAGGAACTGCAAGACCTTTAGCTAGTAGTGAACAAGATACAGAATTTGAAGGCGATTATTACAAGGTAAGATATAGATATAGCCCTTTAAGTGTTACGAGTAAATCAAGGGAATTTTGTAAAAAAATGGTTGAAGCTAATAAGATCTATCGTAAAGAGGATATTATAGCAATGGAAAATAAACCAGTTAATAAAGGATGGGGACTAGGAGGTGCAGATACTTATTCTATTTGGCTTTATAAAGGCGGTGGTGCTTGTCATCATAGATGGAGAAGGGAAACTTATAGGTTTAAAGGTAAGGCAGGAAAAACTGGTGATGTAACAAGTCCTAAAGCACAAAAAAGCAGTAGGATATTTGAGGACAATGATCCATTAGTATCTCAAAAACCTATTGATATGCCGAATCAAGGATTTGTAAATAGATAAGATATGGCTACTGCGTTATTTATAAAAAGAGAAGATTTAGTAAGAAATAGCATTTTAGATGGGAATGTCGATACTGATAAATTTATTCAGTTTATCAAGATCGCACAACAGATGCACATTCAAAACTATTTAGGTACTGACCTTTACAATAGAATTAGTGCCGATATTATAGCAGGAACTTTGTTAGGTAATTATTTAGATTTAGTTCAAGACTATATCCAGCCTATGCTTATTCATTTTGCTATGGTAGACTATTTACCTTTTGCAAGTTACGAATTACGAAATGGAGGGTTATTTAGACATAGAAGTGAAAACGCTGAAAATCCTACAAAAGAAGAAGTAGATTTTCTTACACAAAAACATAGAAACTTTGCTGACTTCTATACTAGAAGGTTTATAGATTATATGGATTTCAATCAGAATTTGTTTCCTGAATACAATACTAACACAAACGAAGATATGGATCCTGACAAGAACGCAAACTTTGTAGGATGGGTGTTGTAAAATATAAAGTAAAACCAATTAACTTAAAAAAATTGGCTGAATACTTAAAAAAGAAAAAAAATGGCTAACGAAATATATCATAGAACTTGGTGGGGAGAAACTTCAAGCACATATTGGGGTGATGTTTACTATGAGCCAAACATTACGAATGATATGTATGTAAGGGTAGGTTATTATGAGAATAGTAATGAAACTGATGAATTGTTAAACGCTTTAATCTGCTAATATGTTATTACAAAAAGCCAAAGTTATTACCACACCAACCGCCTATTCGGATGGTATTTTACATAGTGTTAAGCCAATAGAAGGGGATGCAGATTTCACATTTACAAGAAATTCATCAGCGACAAGAGTAGGAGAAGATGGTTATATTCAAGACGTACAAATCATAGGTGGAGAGTTAGTACAAAATGGTGACTTTGAGCAGATAGGTTCTGAACTTGTTACTAATGGTTCTTTTGATACGGATAGTGATTGGGTTAAATCTGGATGGGTTATAGAAAATGGCCAAGCATCAAATTCTTTAAGTGGTGCTGGACATAATTTGTATCAAAACAACGTAACATCAGTAGGAAAAATTTTTAAGGTTGTTATAAAAACAACAATAAGTGCTGGTAGTGTTAAGGTTATGTTGGGCGGAGGTACTGGTGGTTATAATGTAATAGGTGAAGCAACAACAAGCGGAACTTTTACTTATTATGGTATATCTAATGGTGTTGATAATAGACTTTTATTACAAACTGGTGTTGGAACTACAATAGGAAGCGTTTCAATCGACAATGTATCGGTAAAAGAAGTTGGTCAGAATTGGACGTTTTCAAATAGCGGCGGTACTTTTGGTTGGCAAATATATGATGGCAGAGCAATTTGTGATTCAAACGCATCTGTGCCTAATAGAAATTTGGTTTCTTCTGCATCGTTGACAAGTGGTAAAAAATATAGATTAAAATTAGACATATTACAATCTAATGATAAAATGACTATTTATGTCGGTGGTGGTGCTTTGACTGAATTATTACCTACTGGCACAAACCTAAATTATACATTAGATTTTATTGCACCCGCAAGTGGATTTTTAACTTTTTATGCGGGTACATCTGATTTACAAGAAATAGACAACATATCAGTCAAAGAAGTAACCGATGACACAAATCTTCCAAGAATAAATTACGAAGGTTTTAGTTATGAGAATGGTTTACCTATTTACGGAAGTGGTAAAGGGCATTTCTTGCTTGAGGGGCAGTCAACGAATCTTTTAAATTATTCAGAGGATTTTAGTGAATGGACAATACAAACAAATTCAATTGTTACATTAAACGCTACAATATCACCAGATGGAAATGAAAATGCTGCAAAATTAATTGCTGGAACATCTAGTGCAAGACAATCAATAGTTTATTCTTCTGCCTACGATGGCGATTTCTCTTATAGTTTATTTGCTAAAAAAGGTGAATATGATGTTGTTCAATTAACTGATGCAAAAGACGGAAGCCGTTATGCAAATTTTGACCTTAATAATGGTGTAGTTGGTTCTTATGATGTTTGTACGCCAAGCATTGAGGATTATGGAAATGGTTGGTATAGATGTGTTATAGCATTTAGCCAAGTTGGTTTAAATAGCGTAAGAATATCAATAGCCGAATCACCAACACAAGCAAGACTTGTAAACTTTGCTGGTAATGGTTCAGATGGAATTTATATTTGGGGTGCTATGCTTGAACAAGGCAATATCTCAAGTTATATCCCCACAAATGGTAGTGCAGTTACTCGTGCTGCTGAAACTTGTAATAATGCTGGTAATGCTGATTTGTTTGATTCAGAGGGTGTGCTTTATGTTGATTTAAAAAGATTTAATAATGACTTAACCAATACAGCAATTGCAATAAGCGATGGTTCAGCAAGTAATGTAGTATCATTAAAATTTAGAAACACATCTAATTTAATATTTGGATTGATTTCAAATGGTGGCGTTTCACAAGCAGTTTTAAGTTATACCGTTTCAGATATTACTAATTTCACAAAATTAGCGGTTAGATATAAGGATAATGACTTTAGTCTTTGGGTAGATGGTGTACAAGTTTTAACAGATACAAGTGGAACTGTACCGACTGGATTAAGTGAGTTAGCGTTTGATGCTGGCGATGGTAATGAGGATTTCTACGGCAAGACAAAAATGGTAGGCGTATTCCCATACCTATCTAATGACGAAATGGAATGTTTAACTGGTGAGGGTTACGGAAGTTTTCAAGCGATGGCATTAGCAAATAATTATACAATTATTCAAGGATAGATATGATTAATTTAGGAGATAAAAACTGGGGCGTTAAGGATAGCGGTCTTTTAGCATACAAACAAGTAGGAAGTAAGTATTTCAACAAGGACTTTGATTTTACAAGGGCGAGTAATGGTACTTATGTAGATAAGAATGGTGTGTTACAGACTGCGGAACTTTATAACTTAATTGATTATAGTCAAGACTTTAGTCAATGGACTAAAATTGGAACTCCTACTTTAACGAATAATTATGGTATTAGTCCATTTGGTGTTCAAAATAGCACAAGGGTACAAGCCGTAAGCGGCAATAGGATTTATTTATCAATAATCGGTAATTCTTCTACATATACTTATTCTATTTATGCAAAAGGTAGCGGAACATTACGAATAAGAGATAATTCTGGAACATATTATTTAGAAATATCTCCTACATCAGAATGGGTAAGATATGATTATTCATTTACTGCATCATTTACAAATATTCAAATAGAATTTATTGCAACAAGCGATGTTGAGATATATGGCGCACAATTAGTCGAAGGAACTGAGCCATTAGATTACCAATACACAAATGGTCGTGTAGGAATACCAAGAATTGATTTTAGTGATGGTGTAGGGGCATTGCTTTTAGAGGGACAGAGAAGTAATTTAATTACTTATTCAGAAGATTGGACACAATCTGTTTGGGTAAAAAGAGGATTTGAAGTAAATAACACAACAGAGCAAGGGCCATTAGGCACATCAAATGCTATTAAAATAACAGAAAATAACACAGACAATAACCCAGCGTTATATTTTAATCCAGACATTACTGATGGCACAGATAGAACATTTAGTGTATGGGGTAAGGCAAGTGAAAATATAGACATTGCATTATGTACTCAAGGTTCTACTTTAAACGACACAATATCTTTAACAACGGAATGGCAAAAATTTGAAGTTACATCAAATGTTAATACTTATTTAGGGCCGCACATTGGTGGATTCTCAACAATACCAAGAGGGTGTGGTGTTACTTTTTATTTTGCGATGCCTCAACAAGAGGCGGGAAGTTACGCCACATCGTACATAAAAACAGAAGGAAGCACAGTTACAAGAACGGCAGATGTAGCAAACAACTGCGGCAGTGAGCAAGATTTTAATTCAGAGGAAGGTGTGCTTTATGCGGAAATAAAAACGACCAATAGCGATTCAACACTAAACATATCTTTATCTGATGGCACAAATGTTGAATATATAAAATTTATTATAGTATCTTCTTCTGCAACGATAAGAGCAGAAATAGGGTATAGTGGTGGTAATAATAGCATACCTTATTATGGATATAGTTATGGCGATATAATAAAAATGGCTTTTGTTTATAGCGCTTCTGAATTTAAATTTTTTGTAAATGGAAATCAACAAGGTTCAACAATAATATCACATACTTTGCCAAGTAATTTATCCTCTTTACAATTTGATAGAGGCGATGGTTCTGCACCTTTCTACGGAAAAGTAAGAAGCGTTAAATATTTCCCAGAGGCATTAACAGACGAACAATTAGAAAACTTAACAACATAATAAAATGAAAATAGCCAAATACGAATTTGACTCACAAGCACAAGCCGAATCTAAAATAGAGGCATTAGGCATAGCAGCAGACGAAGATGGAAACACTTATCCTACTCACAAGCATTCTATTGTCAAGTTGGGGAATATTACTTTGCAACGAGGCGTTTTTGACGAAAATGGAAATGAAGTCACGCCTCCAGTACTATCTGATAAATATCACGTTGATGTGCTTTGGAATTTATCTGACTCTTACGATGATGAAGGGAATGTGGTTTATGCTGACCATCCTTATGGTTGGAAAACTTATTCTGTCGATTTAGACGATAATGGTGTGCATTCTTTTATGGGGTTGGATTATACAAAATACAAGTTTATTGAAGAATAATGAAAGGGTTATCGAAGGATAGTAAGTTTAGCATAAGCGTTGAAACGCTTGTTATTTTAGGTGGGGTGATTGTTACCGTAGTTGGTATGTGGTTTACGCTTCAGTCTGAAATAAGCGAAGCAAAGAAACTACCACCTTCTGAAGTATCAAGAACTGAATACGACTTAAAAGATGAACTTATTCGTAGTTCTATTTTAAACATCGAAGAAAAGGTAGATGCTAATGGTGTTAAGTTAGACAAGATAGAGGAACGATTATATAATATGCAATGAA